AGATTAGCAAGTTGATTGGTAGTCCTCCAGGTTATGTAGGCTTTGAAGACAATGCAGGCCTGTTGATTACACAGATTCAAGAGAATCCTAACGCTGTATTACTGTTTGATGAGATTGAAAAGTCACATCCAGACGTATCAACAGTATTACTACAAATGATGGACAACGGATTTGTTACAGGGTCTAATGGTAAACAAGCCGATTGTCGCCATATTGTACTAATTTTAACTACAAACGCTGGTGCACAGACTGCAGAAAAGAATCAAATCGGCTTTGGTACTCAAGAAAAAGACTATTCAGATGCAGATCTTAAAAAGTTTTTATCACCTGAGTTCCGTAACAGATTAGACGGGGTTATTACGTTTAATAAACTAAGCAAAGACTCCATGGTTAAGGTTATTAACAAATTCATCGACGAAGTACGTGAACAAGTTAAAGACAAAGGTATTCGTATTAAGATTGACAAGGCTGCAACTAACTGGTTACTAGAAAAAGGATTTGATCCTAAGATGGGTGCTAGACCGTTACATCGTGTAATTGATAAAGAAATCAAACGCGATCTTGCTAAAATGATGTTATTTGGTGATCTTAAAAACGGTGGCTGGTTAACTATTAGTGTAACTGATGATAAGATTACACTCATTGCTAAACCTAAAACACCTAAGGTACAAACAATTACATTTGATAAAATGTTTGAAGTTAACGATGCCGATGTATAACACTGTTAAGAAATTCTATAGAGGCGTGTACAAGTACAATATTGTACTTCGCCTCTATCACGGCGTAGTGTTTCGAGGTAAAGATAAACGTCGTTACACGAACGCATTTACTGTTGCAATGAATCAAAGTACTACGACTATGCGGCAACCGTTACGTGGAGAGCTTGAAATCCTTCCACAACTTTACGAGTATGTTATGACTATGGAGGATTTTGCAACACGGTACGAACAACCAAGGTTGCATTTTTATACAAACAATTATAGTGACATAGAAGCAATACGAGATATGATTCCAGAAGAATTAATTGTTTCAATTGGATTACCACCAGATGATTTGCAACCAGGAATGGTGTATATGCCAGAAGTCCCGTATGAATTTCGTGTTACTTTAGGAAGTGTTACTAAAGTTAATACAGAATTTGTAGAATGGGCAGAAGGTAATAAAAACATTAGATTACAACCAAGAACTAAATCTAATTTAGAATCTCCAGGAATATACAATTCTGGTACACAGTTATATGTTACAGGAGAACGTAATTTATTGTTTGTAAGAATACACTTAGGTAATGTTAATTTAACTGTTGAGAGGATTCTTAATTAGTATAAATATACTAATAACATGGAATTTAACAATGCGTATTACAGACCTACTTGAAAATGCTCACTTTAAAAGTGAAGAATTTATTAAACAAACTGAAGACGGTAATGACATCGATTACGATTTAATTGATGATTTAGTTTTCTTTTTAAACAACGACGACGACGTTTACCGCCGTTGTCTCTTACCTGCAGTACATGTGTTTATTGATAAACAGAAAGCAGATGAAGAGACTAAATATACTATTTTTAAATCTGCAGTAGCAAAAGGTTATAAACAGTATATTAAGAAATATCCAATTCGTGAATTACCGTCAACTCTTGATACTAAAGTTTGGAGAGATGTATGCAAAAAACTTTTTGATCAAATATCTAAAGATATGGAAGACGGACAATACGATCACACTTAACATTATTATATAGGTAACAATATGGCAGGAATTGCACACCCTGAAGATCTTATCATTAGTGAGGGATCTAAAGGTGCCCAACGAGCAGTTAATGAATTAACTAGTCTTTCTTATAACACTAATACATTAACTATTAAATGGGATGGCTTTCCTGCAATAGTTTTTGGACGAGATAATAATGGCACATTAGTGTTTGTTGACAAACACATGTTCAAACAAATTGCCGCTGGCAAACTCAACTTTACTACCATTAGAGATTATGATGCTACTCGCAACGCTAATCGTAGTGATCTATGGGACAAAGAAGACATCCTACGTCCTGCATTAGAAAAAATTATTCCAAACGTAACTAATACGTATTATATGGGCGACTTGCTATGGGCAGGACTTCCGGCTAGTATTAACAATTCATTTGTCTTTAAACCTAATACTGTCGAATATAGAGTTAAACACCATAGTGAGTTAGGGAACGTAATTGCTAATAGTGTTGGCGGCATTGCAGTGCATACATTCTTTCCCGGTTTAACAGCAGAAGACGAACCAATTACTGGATTTAACGGGTTTTCAGAATGTAAAGACATTACGTTTATTGCAACTGAAATGACTAACAAGCCAAGTATTGTAATAAACAGCACACTATTATTAAATGCACAACAAGCTATTGCAACACACAGCAACGCTGTAGACGTGGCTATCAGCAAAATAACTACAACTAAATGTAAATGTGTACTTAACGCAATAGGCCCGTTTATTACAAGTATGATCGAATCTGAAGATTTAGAAACAAATATTGTTAATAGATTTATCAAATTTGCTACTCCAAGATTTACTAAATCTGTTACAGAAAAACTATGTACCCCAGCCGGAAGATTTCACATAGACATTTATAAAGGATTAATAGGACTGTGGGAAATTTGGAGTGCAATATCTAAACTTAAATTAGATATAAAACAGCAAATTGATCAACAACAAGTTCACAGTGCAGTGCATCCTATAATAAATAGTATTATAAGTCACGAAGGTTACGTTACAGGCGCGGGTAACACTAAGTTAAAAATTATTAATAGATTAGAATTTAGCCGCGCCAACTTTTCTAAATACAAAGTGTCGGTTGAAGAAATTGAAACAAAAAGTAATATGTCAATGGCAACTTTTTGTTTTGGTAGAATGAATCCTCCTACAGTTGGACATAAAAAAGTTATACAACAAACTGTAGAACTTGGAAAAGAACATGCTTATATATTTGCAAGTAACAAACATGATCCAAAAAGTGATCCATTAGATTATGAAGTTAAAACTGAATTTATTAAAAAAATACATCCTGATTATTCTAATTTTATGGTAACAGAATATGTAAGAGATCCATGGCAAGCTGCATGTTGGTTATATGATAGAGGTTACAGACATATGACATTTATTGCAGGTAGTGATAGATTAGGACCAGGTAATAGAAGTTTAGAAACCGCTCTGAATAATTGGAATAGCGGTCCGTCACGTACTACTGATTATGCGCGTGGTCCAAATGGTAGAGAATATGTAGTATTAAACTTTGTTAGCAGTGGAGATCGTAAAGACTCTACTAATAACGCTAGCGGTACATTAGCACGCGAATATGCTAAATTAGGTGACAAAATTAATTTCCAACTAATAACTGGAGTAAGTGAAGATATCACAGTTTGTGGTAAAACATTATACCAAGCAACTAGAGAGGGAATGAACTGCACAATGGAATGAGAAATGAAACGATATACAAACGAAGATATACGAGAATTCGAGATTGCATTACAAGAAATGCAAGCTGCTGTATTACAAGAAGCAAAATTACGCAAGGGTGCGCTTAAGGCATCACCCGGTATGACGTCATGGCCAGCATTAAACAATAATAACAACCCATATCATGCATATAGATTTGGAATGTCATTAGCAGGTTCGCCTGACAACTTTGTTGAAAAAGAAGGACCGGTTGGTGGGAATTTTATTACAATGTCTTATACAGACGGTGACGAACTGATTCTACAATCTGCTGCAAAGAAAATGGGATTTAGTAGTAAATCAATGAGTTCGTCTAAAAAATCATGCGAACTACCAGACATTAATAAAACTAGCCCAGTTGCTAATAAGAAACGAAATCGTTACGGGATTTAAAATGAAAGTATACGATATTCTACGTGAAGATGATAACAGCAGTACTGCAGGTATCGGTGAGAATACAAAGAAACAATCTAAGTCAGGAAAAGTACACGATCAGTTTCAAACAGCTATAAAAGGTATGGAAACATATACTGATAAAAATTCATATTATACTATGTATAGATTTGGTGTTGACATGGCAAGGGGATCTCAAGATCAACCGTATGATCCATCAGGACCAGTTGGCAACCAAATGGCTACACTTGCATACACCGATGCTGAACAACAGATTATTGATAACAGTAAAAAGAATTTAGGTTTAAAAAGTAAAAAACTAACTTCTAAAGACAGCTTTGAAAATCAAAATACTTACACAATAAGTCCTGTAGCTACCGTAAAAAGAAATAAGTATGGGGTATAAATGTGAAACAGTATAGAATAACATCTGAAAATATACTACAAGACAGTCCTGATGACTGTTTTCTTGCGACCGACGACCCAATACAAGAATTAAAAATTGCTCATCATTTAGGCGGATTAGGTGCAGATGCACGATTACACGAATATCGCGCTAATCAAAAACAACAATCGTTCGGTGACGAACGCGGCAAATATCAACGTGAAAATAATATCAAACCCGGAACTCCTGCATGGTTTGAACTATGGAGTAAACCATTATGAGAATTTTAGACATTATATCAGAAACTGCATCAGCAGGAGCTACTAGTTCTTCAAGTATAGGAACAGTAGTTAATCCACATATTAGCCCAGGAAAAGCAAGGGGCAAAAAGTCATACACTGGTAGTATGGCCACAGGAAGTGGAACTAAAGCGCCGCCACAACCAAAAGTAGTACAACCTAAAAATCCAGACGGCACTGCTAAGAACGGCGCCGACATGGATAACTTATTTGGCAGCGGAAGTATTAAAAGAGGCTAAATATACTATAACGGAGTTTACCATGAAAAATAGAAAAAACCTTTCAGAATTTGCAGGACTCGAAGTAGAGTTACCAAAATTTGATTTACAAACACCAGACGTTGAAATTAACCAACACGAAGTCCCATCAGAACACCAAGTTGACCATGATGACGAAGGCGCAATGGTAAAAGCTGACTTGTTTAAGTTAGCAAAATACAGCGTTAAACTATTTAAAAAAATTGAAGACGAAGATCAGTTTGAATCTTGGGTTCAAGCAAAAATTACTAAAGCTGCAGATTATATTTCGTCAGTCTA